CTAGATAGCTCTTCGCATCTGGCGCGTTCCGTACCGGCACAGCAGCGGGGCGCCGGCTTCGCAGCGGGTGAGCCAAGGCAGACAGGATTCCCGAAGTTTTCGGTCGCCATTCGCAAAGCTTACATAAGCGCTGGTGCCTAGGACGTAGAACAGGAGGCGCTCACCGCTCGGGCGGTCGACCAGCACGCGCCGCGCCGCCTGGTTGGTGTTGGGGACGGTGCCGGCGTCGACATGAATGACGCGGCCGGCGCCGCTCACCGGACGCCGAACAGCGCGAGGATCTTCCGGGCGATGGTGGCGGCGCGCGCTGAGGCCACATCGTTATAGATCGCCTGGACAAGCCCGCGCGCGATGTCCTCGATGTCGCCGGCCGCGGTCTCCAGCCCCTTGCCCCTAGTCAGCGCGATGAGCGCGGGGATGGTGCGGCCGAGCACGACGTCGAACTTCTGCTGGCCGGACAGGCTGTCTTTGGCGATGGTCAGGATGTTGTCGCGGACCGTTTTCGCGATCGGCAGGGTCATGAGGAGGGCAATGGCCTCCTGCGTCTCGGTGAGCATGATCTTGACCACCTCATGGGCGGCGGGCGAGCGCCAAAGCTTCTTGATGAACGACTTGATGGACACGGGATGCCTCCTTGCGTGAACCTGTGGTGACGGGATGGTTCAGCCGGCAGCGCGCCGCCCCGCGGTAGAAGGGCGGCATGGTACGGCTGGCGAAATGGTTGGTGGCGGTGTGGCGGCGCTTCAGGCGCGCGGCGCGGGAGGAAGAACAGGCCCCCAGCCGCCCAGCGAAAGCCCGTCTTGGAAAACCGCGGCGATCGCCGCGATCCGCGCGGCGCGGTCAGTCCCGTTGATAATCCGACGCGCCGCGGTGAATTGCGCGAGCGTGGCGGGCCCCGTCGCGGGCAGATATCTGGCCAGACGTTTACCGGTGAACCAGCCCTCAAGCATGCCTTCGACCATGATCCGCGCCGAGTTGGCGGGGTCGAGGGCGAGGTCGTAATTGCCGATCAGCGCGCCTTTGAGGCCGAGCTCCACGTCTGCCTTCTCGTAATTGTCCGCCCAGGTCAGCTGGACGTCGCCGCGCCCGTAAGCGATCTGGCCGCCGTGCCTGCCGGGCACGCCGTATGCCTTGCCCTTGCCACGGCCCATCTCACGGGCCGGGCGCATGGTCTGCGCCGTCTCCCAGAACGACGTCGCTAAGCCGTACGCGACATAGGAGATCGGACAGCCGGCCGCGCCGAACGCGTCGAGCTTGCACTGGAGCCCCGCCAGCTGCGCGGCGCTGATCGTGCCGTTCGCAAACTGCGAGCGGATGCGGTCGAAGAACGCCTTCGGGCGCGCCAATGCGCGCGGCGCGGCGATCGCCGGCGCAGGTGCCGTCGTCATCGGATATTCCTTTCACAGATAGTCGGGATGCCGGTTGGACCGCGGCGCGCGCGAAGCGCAGGAGAGCGCGACCGTACTCCCGCTACGGTGGCATCTCCCCTGGTGCCGCGCGCTCCGCTCTGTCCTCCCCCCAGTCGGCAGGGCGGGGCGCGCTATCCCTCAGGCTTGGTTGGCGGAGCCTTGGGCGGCTGGAACAAGTCGCTCCCGCGCTTCACCCAGGCAAGGCACGCGCTGATGATCAGCACGCCGGCCGAGCCGAGGCCGGTCCCGTAGACCAGCGCCCAGAACGGCTCAGGCCGCAGCCGGATGATCATGCCCGCGGTGAACAGCAGGGTAAGCACCGACACGGGAAGGTCGACGTTCCAGCGGTGATCCTTGCGGGCCTCCTGGCTGACGTAGAACCGGACGGCGAGGCAGGCGCACAGCCCTGCGATCATGCTGCCCGCCTCGAACGCGTAGCCCACGAAGTGCCAGATAACGGGGGTGGATTCGGTCACGGTCGCCGCCTTGTCTCTTGCAAGGGCGGCCGCGGCCGCGGGGAGGACGGCACCGGCCGTCGCGATCGACCGCCACATCATCGCGTGGAGACCACGCCGATCGCCGCGATCAGACTGAGGAGAAAGATGCAGGCGGGCCGCTTCAGCTGGTGCCGAGATGCCCAGAGTCTAGTCGGCAGCGGCTCCCGCTTGAGGTGTTCTGCCATCGTGCGGCCGGATATCTCGAAGAGGCCAAGCGCAAGCAGGCCTAAGGTAAAGGCGAGCGGGTCGGTGAAGCGCTGGAAGGTGAGCAGCCACCCGGTCGCATGCGCCTGCTGCGGGTCCCATCCCCATAGCACCATCGCGGCCGGGCCGAACCGGATCGCCATGGCCAGCGCTACCGCACCCCCGAATCCGCGCCACACCGTCACCGGATGAAACAGCTTGTCCTCGTCTCGATGCCGCCAGATATCCCGCATCATCTTGAGCGCGAGCATCAGCGAGATGACGAACCCCGCTGTGAACCCTGCCAGGTTGAGGACAACGAGCCAGCCGTGCCCGTCAAAGGAAGGGGGCGCGACCGTCATCGGGCCGCGCGCGACCGACTGAGCCGCGAAGCTGCTGTTGTTCATCCGCTGATGCTCCGGTTATTCGACGACGAGGCGAGCGAGGAGGCGCCCGGCCGCGGCATGCTCCGCAATGCCGGGGTGGTTCTCGCCGTTCGAAGGGGTAAGATCCTCGGGGCTGATGCCGACGGCGCCGATGTACGGGTCAAGCAGGATGGGTCGGAGGCTGTTGAGTGCTGCTCCGGCCTCGATCGCCGCCTCGCGCACCTGGTTGGAGACGTTCTCCCAGTTGGCCGCGATACCGACGTTCCGCGCCCGCCATGCTCCTTGGACGATCACCTCGACGCCGATCGCCCGGAACGTCCTGATGATGCCGACCATGTTCGTGCGGGTCGGGACGGAAGCCGTCGTGTCGTTCATCGCCATGTGCACCAGCACGGCGGTGACGCTGTTTGCCTGAGCGTATGCCACGGCAGCGTTGAGCCATGCGGTCGGGGCGCCATTCGACCACAGATCGTTGCTCGACTTCCCGCCGATGCAGAAGTTGTCGTACCAGAGGTTGGTGCCCAGCGTGTGCAGGCCGCGCGCCTCGATAGCCTTCACCATCTCCCAGATTGCGCCGAACTTGGTGTGGACCGCGCCTGCGCCGTCATCCGCCCGCCCGATCTGGACCGCGGTATAGACCGGCAGCCCGTTCGCCAGATCGGTCGACATGTGGATGGGGCTCGTTCCGCCCTCGTCGGTCAGGTAGCGCCGGGCTCGATCCCGATTGGCGCCATTCGGTGCGGTCGCGCTCTGCGCCCCACCGACGGGGCCATCCAGAGCGCCGATCGAATCGCCCAGTGACATGAAGCGAAGCGGCTTACCTGCAGCGATCGCCGCCCGCGCCTTCGGGATTGCCCGACGAAACTGACGTCGATCCGTCTCGATTTGCGTCGCGATGTCGCGATGCACCCCGTCCTCGATCGCCCAAACTGCGATCGGCGTGGCGGCAACCGGCGTGGTGCGGCAGTTGAAGAGCGCGACCATGCGCCCATCCGTCACCGAGGGGATGCGCTCGCCGGCGTCGTACTGCGCCTCCGCGCCCTTCAGGACGCTGATCGTCAGGTCCTCAATGTTGAGCGCAAGCACGTCGTAGCGGGTATAGGTCGCTGCGGCATCGAGCGTTTTCGTCGCCGTGAACGGCAGCATCATGCCGCTGCGCGCGAGCACGCCTCGCACCGTCACCGCCCGCCCGCTCGTCACCGCAGAGGCTTCAGCGACCCGCCAGTCGTAGGTTGCGGCGAGAGCCGCCACCCGTCCGCGCAACCGGATGCCGAGCTTCGACCCGGCCCCGATCGTGGTGGTCGGCTGATACCCGGTGACGCCTTGCGCATATATGCCGCGCCGCTGCGGCTCCGTCTCGGTAGACGGCATCGAGGTGACGCCCATCGCCGTGAGGTTGCGCGCCGCGGTGAAGGCGCTGACGAACACGTAGTAGGCATAGCCCGCCTCGATCGCGATCACCTCACCGATGCGGATGATGGCGCGCCCGCGGGTGTTGGCAGCCAAGCCCACGTCGGCGAGTGGAGAGATGCCGCTGCGCAGAACCTCGTCCGTGGCGGACGGCGCTGCCGAGTTGATGTCGTCTGAGGACAGCGGGCGACGGACGATCCGCCAGCCAAGGTAGGCCGCCACGTCGGCCGGGATTGCCGGAAGCTCGATTCGGTCGACCTGCATCCCGACCGGAAGGTCATAGCCTGCGTCCTGCCGGATACCCCAGCCGGTGAAGCCGCCACCCGGATCGAAGAAGTTGGTCGAATAGATAGCGTCGCGCGTCACGGGGGTGCCGTCCTGCGCGATCTGCGGTTCGATGTCGCCGATCCGGCGCGCCAGCGACCGACCCACCATGTTCAAGGTGTAGGAGAGCGCGAGCGTCTGATCGACCATGGTGTAAGGCACCACGTCGCCCGGTCCCGCATATTCGGAGACCGGGAAGGCACGGCCGCCTCCATTCACCTGGTAGAAGGGGTGGTTACCCGTCAGCGTGATAACGTGCGCGAAATCGCCTTGCTCGACGGCAAGCGGCGTCGCGAGAACGACCGTCGATGGGCCATCCCCGGCGTCGACGACAGCGAAGGGCGCCTCGCAGCGGGCTTTGCCGTTAGCATCGGTGAAGACGAGTTTGCCGGTCATCGGCCCGTTGCGTCGGATGGACACTTGGGTGACCTGCCCCGCCTGCGGTGCAGGGATGTTCAGGCCGTAGGCGAAGCTCTTCGGCAGGCCGTTGCCGCTGGTCGGCGCGGTGGACCCGATCTCTTGAACCGGCAGGGCAGCCACGGGGACGCCGGTGCGAAGTAGAGCATTCGGGCCGAGGGCAGATGACTGCGCCGCGGCAGCTTCAGCCCGCGCGACGGCCGGGAGGATGAGGTCGGCTGCGTCGATATGGACGCGGACGTCGTCATTGCCGAAGGTCAGGGTCGCACTGGTCCAGGTCGATCCTGAAGCATAGGCCGCCCCAGTGCCATCGGAACGGCCGGTCGGTGCGGCGTCCATGCCGTAGGTCGTCGGCAGCGCCGTCAGGGTGCCGTAACAGAGGCGGCGCTTGTCCTGCCCGAATATCCCGATCAGATCGTAGAAGAGCGTCGAGGCGTCGCCGAGCTCGCCCACGTAGGGCACCTTGGCGGCGTCCTCCATTGTCGTCTCATTGATCCGCAGGATGACCTGGCTGGTCGGAACGCCGTTCGAGAAGGTGACGCCGGCCAGCCGCAGCCCTTCAGCGTTGGCCGTTGCACCAATGCCGAGCGCGATCGCCGCAGCGCCGGGCGTCTCCGGCCGCAACCGCGCTTCAAGCTCGAGCGGGACGCCCGTCAGGTCCAGGCCTTCGAAGAAGATGTTGCGGACGCATGGGCCCACTCGGTCTGCCGCGATCGGCAGACAGGCTGCAGTTGCCATTAAGATCTCCGAGGGGTCAGGTGTTGAGGGACAGCAGCTTGCGGCTGATGTCGGCAAACGATCATTCGAGGTTCGGCTGATCCATCTTGATGTTGTGGCTCAGGATGCCATTCGTGACGTAGGTGTGAGCGCCGGTAACGGTGATCTTGACGATCGCCAGCGTGCCGGAGACCTTTGCCGCGCCCGGCAGGTCGCGGATCATCACCCACTGGCCGACGTAGACCCGGTGATCGCCGGTTGCGCGGAGTACCTTGCCGTCGATCGTCGCCTTCCAGACGTCGTCGCTGTCGGCGATCTCGACCGCCTCGACAGGGTAGAAGCCCCAGCGCAGCGTTTCCTCGTGCCGGGTCCACACCCGATCGCCGACGACGATCTCGCCTGCAGGCTTGTCGGTCATGTCCGCCATCAGGATCGGCGTATCGGTCGTTGGGCAGCGCCCGCCTGGCGGCGTCGCGCCACCACCGCTTGAGGGCGGCGAGCCGGCGGTCGGGATGATCGCGTAACCGATGTAATGACGGCCGGGGTGAGCAGGCGACGCGCGGGCGTTGATGTCGTCAGGGTCGAGTACGTAGGTGACCGCGCCGCCGACCCGGTCGATATCGTCGTACCCGATCGCGCGGAAGTCGCCGGCAGCGAGGCCGCTTGCGATGGTCGTGCCGGTGACGTTCACGTCCGCGTGCCCGTCCGTATAACGGCGAACATGGTTGCTGATTGTGATGGCCCCATCCGCTGCCGCGGTGATCGTCAGGCCTATCGGGAACGACGTGGCGATCGCTAGCTGCAGCGACGACGTGTTCTCGATCGGGTAGCTGGGGGGCACGGATAGATCGGGCGTCGGCGGAGCGGTGCCCGTCTTGCCCAGGCAGAAGGCATGTTTCGCGAAGGTCTCGGAGCGACAGGTCAGGGTGACCGTCATGTTGCTGCCCTCGATCTCGCGATTGCGGACAACGACATCGCGCGCGAGGGCCGCGTCTGGAATGTTGACGGTCAGGCAGTCGCCGGGGCGGTAGCCGATCGCATAGACCTTGCTCGGCAGGACGATGCCGTCGAGTTCGCGACCGTTGAAGACCGCGTACAACCCAAGCTGCGCCCCCTGGTCGACCTGCTGCACCAGTGGGAAAGTTACCTCAGTCGGGCGGCTACCGCCATCTGCCGTGACATAGTCCGGGATAGCGATGGCATCGAGCGGCACCTCTTCCCAGCCGTGGCTCTCTAGGCGGACGCGGGCAATGACCGTGTTTCGGCGCTGGCGGCGTGAGGCGGTGCCGGGCACGTCAACGTCGCCGGTGATATCGTTCGTGGTGATCGTGCCGATCGACACCCGCGGGGCGTTGAAGCTGCACGACAGCTGCGCCCCCACCGGAAACACTTCGCCGCCGCCAGCCTGGGCGATCATCTTCAGGATGTCCCAGCTGTTGTCGCTGGTGGTGTAGACGATGCCGCCGACCGTCCAGTTGTTCGCGTCGCAGACGTTCGCCCAATCGACGAAGGGAGCCATATCGATGCCAGCGGCGTCGATCCCGCCGCCGGCGATCAGCACGCCGTTCTGATAGCGGCCGAACGCCCAGGTGATCGCATGCAGGGCAGGGTTCTCCGACCAGACATAGGTCGCCTCCTGCCCGAGCCGGCACGCGCCAGACCCGCCGCCGACATAGGTGCTATCGAGCCGAGGATCGTAGACGTAGACGCCTTCGACGATGCGGCCGCGCTGCGGCACGCCATTCGGATAGACCTTGCCCTTGTCGTCGAACTTCAGCGTCCAGAGGTCGGCGGCCAGCCCCGATAGGAGGCTTGTCGAACCCCAGCCGGCGAACGCGCCCTGTGGACCCGCCATTGCGCGCGTCTCCGGGCAGGCGCCAAGCTGCTGGTCGAGCCACATATACCCGGCGTAGCTGCCTCCGACCGCCGTGCCGTTGAGGCTGGTCGCCACCTTGTTGATCAGCAATGGGCCAAGGCTGCGGACCGGGCCGATGCTGTGGACGGTCACCCAAGATTCGAGGCTGTTCTTGGAGCCGTAATACTGGCGGTGGACCACGTTGCCGCCGCTGTACGTTCGCCCGATCGCGACCGGCATCCCGGCGTCCTTATCGATCTTGAACTGCGTGGCGCTGCCGCCGACGCTGCCTTTCGGGGCTGCGATTGCCGAGACAAGCGACAGTCCGGCACCTACTGCTCCCGCAATCGCACCGACAGCAGCGAAGGTTGCCGCTGATACACCGAGGAATGTCGCGGCTGAGGCGCCAGCAGCAACCGAGCCCAGCAGGCCGGCGCTGACGGCCGCGCCGACGCCGGTTGATGCCAGAGCTACAGCGCCGACTACGAAAGCAGCCGTGCGAAGCGCTTTCATCCGGTCACACCCTCCATGCCGCGATAAACTTGACCGGCTGCATCACCTCGGCGCTGCCAGCATCTTCGTGGAACCCAAGCACCCGGCCATTGCCGACGGCCACCGTCAGCGCGCCGTCGAAGGGCGCCTCGCCCGGGATCATCACGATGTCAGCTACGCGCGCAGCGGCCGGTGCGATGCGCTCCAACCCCAGCGCGTCAAGCGCGTCGGCTAGGCTGTCGTGGCCCGCCCTCTTCAGCGCCAACATGGCGCCGACGCCGGTCGTGTAGCTGCCGGCCTTCCCGAGCTGAGGCCGATGGCCCATTTTGCGGAGCACGAAGGCAGCTATGCGGACGCAGTCGTTCTTCCCCAGCTGCCACGGTTGCCCCTTGAAGCGGTCGACCGCCGCCTGCGCGGCCTGCTGCCGCCGGATCATCTCGATCATAGCCCCATCGCTCCCAGGAAGCTCGCGCGCGTGCTGCCGCTGATCACCGACACCGCCGACGGCGGCTTCTCCACGCCCCAATAGCTGGTGCGCTCGATCCCGGTCATGTTGGCCAGTCCGGCTTCTCCCGGCCACACCAGCTTGTGCCAGGCGTCAGACAGGCGCGCGCCGATCTCCTGATCGTGGAACGGCTCGAGCGCGGAGGTGCAGCGCCATTCGACCGACCTGGTGCCCCTGCCGACCCGCAGCCGCGGGACGTCGAGCTCGCCGGCGAATAGCTGCAGCGGATCGGGGATGATCTGCCCGGTCGCCCGATCGACGACCGCCAGCCAGCCGCGCACCTTGCCGCCCTGGGCGGTTGCGGAGGCGAGCGCGGCCGCGGCGACGCTGCTGGGCGGCACGAACGTCAGGTCCCAGTCCGGCGCCTCATCGCCGACGCCGTCCTTGAGCGTGCCCGCGGCGACCAGCGAGCCGAACATATCGTCGCTGCCAGTGAAGAGCTTGTCGCCCCACGGCACCTCGCCGGCGCCGACCAGGTGGCGCATGGTGTACCCGGGAAGGACCACCTCGACGAGCGGGGCAAGCGGGTGCTGTCCCGAGCGCAGCGCGGCTGAGGCCTGGGGCGTAAGGCGGAAGGTCATTTCCGCTCCTGGATGGAGAAGGACAGCGGCTTGGTGCGGTTGCGCTCGAACCCGGCCCCTTTGTCGAAGCCGACAAGTTGCCCCTCGATCATCGGGTCATCGAAGTGACAGACATCACCGTCCGTGGTGACGAAGCGGAGCATCGGCCAGATCGGCAGCGCGACCTTGCCGTCTGCTCCCGCCATCGCACGACCGCGGACCATGTGGACGTAGTGGACGCCCCCGTGAACGATGCTGAAGAAGCGCCGCACGAACTCAGTCTGCCGATTGGCACCGCGAAGGTTGATAGTCGATCCCGTCTGCCCGTCGCCGTTGGCGACAATTCCGCTGCCGATCGGCCGCGGCGCGTTCGGCAGGCGAAGCTGCAACCGCGCATCCGCGGTCGTCGCCTCCATCAGCAAGCCGATCAGGTCGCGGCTTTCGGCGTCCTGCCGCAGCTGCGTCGTGCTGACGTCGACGGCAAAGCGATCGCCTATCCGCGAGATTTGCAGATCCTCGCCGCCGAGCACACCCTCCTGATTGGACGAGAACAGCCGGGGCCGGATCGTCAGGTCTGCGATCCGGGTCCACGGGATGAACACGCTCAACGGAAGCGCCCGAGCCGCCGCGCCGCGGTGCGGGTGCCCTCCGCCTGACTCATCGCCGCGCCGCCGGCTGCGCCCTGCGTCGCTGCCACGCTCATGCCGTCGGTTACCCAGCCGCGGACGGTGTCAGCGAGAACGGCATCGTTGGCGTAGATCGTCACGCTGTTCCCCCCCGCGCGGTTGTCGTTTGCGAACAGCTGCCGCGTCTCCTGCGCCGTGGTGACGCGCGAGCCGCGAGGCATGCTGACGATCTCCGGCCCATTCTCGCCGACCAGCGACATGCCGCCCGACCAATATTCGGTGCCAGCCGCGTTCGTGCCCGGCTTGAACAGCTTCCCGATATTACCGATCGCCGAGGACAGGGTCGGCAGCGCCTTGTCACCGTTGATGAGGTTCTTCAGCGGGTTGAGCAGTGCGAGGGTGATGAACTCGTTCTTGAGGCTGTTCAGGATCGTCTTGCCGGCGTTCCCCCAGCTGGACCACGTATCCTCGCCAAGGACGGTGCTGACGAAGTCGCCGCCGTAGGCGCGGAGCTCGTCGAGGGCGGTGGTGACCACGCCGACCTTCGCTGCATCCTGCTCCGCCATCTGATCGACACGATTGCTGATGTTGCGCCGAGCACCCTCAACCGCGTCGGCCATGGGATCATCGGTTCCGAACAGCTTCTTGAAGGTCTCATAGCTCTCATCGGCCATGCGCTTAACCTCGGCATGGTAGGCGGCCATGCGTATGCCGTTGCCTTGATCGATCGTCAGTCGGCCCGCGCTGACGAGGGTGTCGATCTTCGCCAGCGTGTCAGCGTACGCTTCAGCCGCAGCGCGGGCAGGATCATAGGCGCTGACAACCTCCTTCAGGTCGCTGGCGAGATCCTTCTCGGCCTGGGCGTCGTCGCGAGCTTGCTTCGTGGCCTCCTTGCGATCCTGTGCCGCCGCGCGCGCCGCCTCGCCGGTCTTTCGGAAGGCGATATGGTAGTGGTCGCCCTCGTCCAGAGCTTCCGACAACGAGACGCCTGCCTGACGATACGCTGCGACCAGCTTCGCGAGCGTGACGCCGCCCGACTTCGCGATGTCGAGCGCCTGACCGGTCTCGTGATTGCTCGTACCCGGCTTTGCTGCCAGCGCCGCCCAAGGACCGTCGCCGTTCTTGTACGCCATGTAGCGGTCGTACAGGCGCTGCTGCTCTTCGCGCGACCTCACCCCGCTGGTGACGCGGCCGCCGATGCTTTCGGCAATGCCCCGCGCCTCCGCTAGAGTCACGTTCCGGCCGACCTGATTCTGCTGTGAGGTTTTTGAGGCAGCCTGTTGGCGGTCCTGCTCCGCCTTCAAAGCGGCTTTCCGCTCCCCTTCAATCGCCTCGATCTTGCGCTGTGTGGCGGCGCCGACTGCGCGACCGCTGGCGATAGCTTCGTTCGCCTCCTGGCGGATTTTGGCGATCCGGTCGTCATACAGCTTGTTCAGCCGCGCCATCGGATCGGCAGCGCGGCGTGCGCCCTCCGCTGCCAGATCAAGGCGGCTGCGCTGCACATTCTGCTGGGCGGTTACGATTGCCGCCTTCTGCTCTTCCGCCTGAGACTGTAGGCGACCGACCTCTGCGGCATACTGCTGGGCGACCAGCGACTGCGCGCCCCCGGGACCGCCGGCGAATATGTTCGTCGCCTTGGCGTTCGAGGCGAGGACCTGGGCCTGCTCGATCAGCGCAAGGGTCACCTGCCGGATGCTAACGATCCGCTCAAGGTTCTGCTTCGCCTCAATGTTGGCGCGCTCGGCCGACGAGCGCTGCGCTTTGGCAGTTTCGTCGAACGCCGTCGCTTGTTCTCGGATAGCGGCAGTGACACCCTCGACCGTGACCGCGAATGCCGCCTTCGCCCGGGCGTTCGTATCGGTCGCCTCCGCGTCGGCTTTCAGCTTTTCGACGGCGTCCCCAAGGGCATCATTGCTCTCGAACAGCTTGGCGATGAACGGCGTGAGCAAAGACACCGCCACGAGCAGCGCTGCGCCCCATGGGCCGGTCATGAAGCCGGCGACCGCACCGAGCTTGCCGGTCAAGCCCTCCGCCTTCTCAGCGACGCCCGTGACCTGTTCACCGAAACCAGCGATGTCGGGCGCAGAATCCTCGGACGCGCTCGCGGCCGCCTCGACACCTTTGCCCGCCGCGGCACCGCCGGATGCGATCAGCCCGAGAGCTTGGAACAGCTGGCCGGACTGCTGCGCGAAGATCTGCATCGGGGGCGTACCCGACGAAAACTGCGTGGCGATGTCGCTCAGCTGGAAATTCAGCTGCTGATAGCCGGCCTTCGCCGCGCCACTCGCCTCGGCTTGGTTGTGCAGGCCCTTGGCCGACACGTTCATCTGCTGCTGTAGCTGCACGTGCCGCTTGGAATATTCGTCGAGCGTGATCGCGCCCGTCGAAATGAGCGTGCGAGCTTCTGCGATCTCGCGGTCGAAGCGCTGCTGCGCGGCGAACGCCGGATCGATCGCCGCGCGCAACGCATTCGCGCGGTTCTCCATCTGCTCCTGCGCAGCAATGAGCTCGCGGAAGGCCATGGCCGACTGCCGAGCAGACCCCTCATGCTGGCCATAGCCCGTGCTGTTCGTGTCGTTGATCCGCATCTGCGTTGCAGACTGCGGTGTGATCATCGACAGCTTGGCTGCGGCGTTCGACTGACGCTGCAGCGCCGCCTCGACATCCTTGGTGGCGGAATCGAATGAGCGCGACCAGCGTTTGGCAGTGGCGTCACCGGTATCGCCGATCTCGACGAAGTCGGCCTTCACTTGGGCCTTTCCGGTGGTCCCGAGGCGGATGGCTACGGATCGCGGCATTCCATCCTCCTCAGTCGGGCGCCTCGTCGGGCACCATGTTGCCGATGATTGCGATCTCAGCCGCCGGCAGAACGTCGGCGAGCATCTCCATGTCGGCGCCGAGCGCGGTGCCCATGGCCATCACGGCGTTGAAGTCGAGAGCGAAGGGCTGCCCCATGCCAACGGTGCGGATCTGCCGGTCGCAGGCGTTCAGGACGTCCCAGACGATTTCGGCGTCTTCGTCCTGCGGGGCTTCCGCCCGGTAGGGGCATTCTTCGCACCGCCCTTTGGTGCCGGCTTCGCAGGAGAGGCCGCAGTACCGTTCGCCTCGGTCGCCGCCGCCCCAATGCCACTCGGAGAGGCGGCGAAGGCGTTTTTTGCTCGCTCGCGAACGACGAAGGGGATGACGTAGGCGGCGTCGAATGCCTCGAAAGTCAGCGGGTCGGAGAGCACCAGCGCCTTGTTCTCGTCGGTGCATTCCAGCACCTCACCGGGACCGGCGTCGTCACCGTCCGCCATCAGGCAGACGTTCTTCCAATCGGTAATGCCCTGCATCAGCAAGGCGTGGCTAAGAGCGTCGCCGAGTTCGGCCATCTGCTCCTCGGCCGACGCGGCTTCCGAGCCTTCATGCTCGTCACGGCCGAGCACCGCCAGCGCGGCGCGGCGCGCGCGGCGCAGGCCGGCGCGATCGATCGGCGCGAACTGCACCTGCGCGCCCATGAGGGTCTTCCATTCCGGCCCCGCCGGCCGCCGAGCGACGAGCATCAGTAGCTCGCTACGTCGGTCTTGAGCACGGCGCGCGTGCTGAACCCGCCGGTGCCGCGCGACGCCTGCCAGTTGAACTGTGCCTGGATGCCGTTCGGGCCGGTGATCGGACGCTTCGGCTTCGGCAGGAAGACGCGGGGGACGAGGAAGACGAGGCTGAAGGCGCCGAACGACCAGCCGAACGCGAGGTCGACGGGCGTCCCGCTGGTCGCTGCGGCGAGAAGCGTCAGGTCGGCGAACCGGACGGTGATCGATCCGGTCGACTGCGCCATGCCGGCGTCGCTGTCCTCGATGCGGCCGTCAGCTTGGATCGTCTCAACCTTCTCGAGGTTGTTCGAGAAGGTGAAGTCGGCGCCGACGACGCTGCCCAGCGCCTGACCGCCCTTGTTCACGTAGCCGGTCGCCTGCGGGAAGCGGACCGTGTCGAGCGCCGCAGGGCTGGCCGGGCCGGCGCTGGTGGCGATCGGGTCGGTCTCGCCGATGCAGATCAGGCTGCAGGTGGCGTTGAGCAGACCCGACCGCGACATGCCAATGCGCAGCTGATTGCCGCGTGCGCCGCGGTTGACGGTATAGGCGGGCACCTCCGGCGAGCTGACCTCGATCGACATCGACGGCAGCACCTGCGCGCCCGAGGTGAAGGTGTGGGTATAGCCGTCGGTGGCGTTGCCGGTGACAGCCGCATCGCCGAAGAACAGCTTGAGCCAGCGGCCGAAATTGCGGGCATCGACCGGCACGACGATGTCGCCGTCGTTCGTCGCCACGTCCGGCGTCGGGTCCTGCATCTCGCGGCCCTGGCCGAGCAGGTCGCTGGCGATCAGCGGCCGCTCTTCGCCCAGGCTGTGGCTGACGATCGGCAGGCTGAACCAGCTGCCGTTGGTCGCGGGGACGGCGCCTGGCGTCGTTTCGAAGGCGCCGATGACCTTGGCGTTCGAACCGCGCGCCCGCTTGGTAGGCGTGAGAGCCATTGGCTATCTCCGATCAGGTGAGAGGTGAGGTGGTGGTGTAGCTGGCGACCAGCATGAGGTCGGCGCCGCGGAGGGGGATGCCGCCCTCGCTGAAGATGTCGTCGGTCGCCGGCGCCATGGCGTCGAGGTAGGTGCAGAGACCGCCGAGGAAGCGGTCGGTGAGGATTGCCGCGTCGATCGCCATCAGCATATCGTCGAGCGCTTCCTCAGCGGTGCGGCCGGCGCTTTTGTAGGCTGCAATCTCGATTGGGATGCTGTGATCGTAGTTGTAGCGGGCGGGCGACAGGTCGACCTCGGGCTGCCCGGGGTCGCCGGTTCGCACGATGACGCGCCCGCCGTCCGGCACGCGCTGCGGCGCGACTTCGTCGCCGTCCAGACCCATGACCTGCACGCCGGGTAGGGCCTCGGCGATCACCGCCTTGAGCGCTTTCAGCACGTCGAGACGATGGCTCATAGCTCACCCAATCTCCGGCTGAAGGACGCGCTGAAGCTGTCGGCCCAGCGGTCGGCGACCGCCTCAACGTCGAGCAGCTTCGGCAGGCGGACGGTGCGGCGCAGGACGAACATCAGCACCGGCGCGACCTTACGGCCCTGAGCGACCCGCCCCTTGGTGGCGCCGCGGACGCCGCGGCCGTTCCGCGCGCGGATGACCTCGATGAAGGCGAGCAACGTGCCGTTTTTGCCGCGCCTGATCTGGAAATCGTTGTTGAAGGCGTTCTCAACCTCTTCGGGCGACATCGCGCCGCCCTTGATGGTCTGGCCTCGCCGGTTCACGCGACCACGCGCCCGAGGCACGTTCTTGGTCGGTATCCAGAGGTATTTCGCGCTGCCGATCGGGCGAACCGTGGCGCCGCGGTTGAAGCTGTCGACGATATCGGGTGCGTTCGACCAGATATAGCCGCCGGGGTTCAGGCTGACGCTTGACCGGGGATAGACCTCGCTGCGCCAGGTGTTCGCCAGCCGCGTGCCGAGGCCAGCGCTGGTTACCTGTGCGCGAAGCTCCTGCTTTGCGATCGGCGTCGTCTCGCGCATCGCGGCGCTGGCCAGCTTGGCGATATCGCCTTCGATGCCTTCCAGTTGCAGCCGCAGGTCGCCGAAGCCGACGTCAACGCGCATCGTGCTCCGCGCCGACGGTCCACGTCAGCCCCTCGACATCGAGCCGCCCGTCGCCCTGAATGGAATAGACGTCGTTGCCGATCATTAGCCGCGCGCCGTGTGCCGGCCGGTCGACCTCCGACCTGCGAATCTCGAACAGGTTGGCCGCCTGAATAATCTGGGAGTCGCCGAACTGAACATCGGCGTCCGGCTGGCTCCGGATCAAGCGGATTTCGCGCGGAAAACCATGCTCGGGGATATAGACCGCCGCCGCGGAGCCGGGCGCGTAGAAGAGCGCGTCCAGCGCCGCGGCGAACGGGTCCATGGGTTACACCTGGCCGGTGAGCTTCACCGCGACAGTGGCGTCGCCGCTCGCGGCGTTCTGGACGGCCGGGCCGACCAGCGTGTTGTTGGTCGAGGTGGTGGTCAGGTTGAACGCCGTGTTGTCCCAATACAGGCGCTGGCCCTGGGTGATGGCGCCGGTCGCCTTCGGAAGCGTGAACACCTCCTCAGTGACGCCGACGACGGGCGCGCCTTGGGCCGCCGCCGCCGAGGCGACGGCGAAGATGGCGCCAACGATGAACCCGTCGCCGCTGTTCAGGGCGCGGGGGGCGGTCAGAGTGAGGTTCTGACCCTTCTGCACGTAGTTTTTCATGCTGGATCTCCCTGTCCGACCCCGGCACTGCCGGGGCGGGACGGTTTGGGGTTAGGCCGCGCGGGCCGCCCGGATCGCGGCGACCATCGCCGCCTTGGTGGTGGCGCTGCCGAGGTCGATGCCCTCGTCACCGGCGAGCGACTTGAGTTCCTCGCCCTTGAGCGCGTCGAGGCCGTCGTCCTCTTCCGGTTCCCCCTCCTCGGGCAGGTCTTCCGGATCGCCGTCGAGGCGGCCGGAGGCTTTCAGCTGCTCCGCCTCGGCGTCGGTCACGGTCAGCGCACCCTCGATCGGGTAGCGCACGGCGCCGGCGATCACCGCCGGGCCGATCAGGTTCACGATCTTCATCGTATTGTCCTTTCTCGGGTCGGCTTAGTTGCCGGGGTTGCGGTAGAAGCCGCGGAAGTCGATCGTGGCGGCGCCGACGTCGAGGCGGGCCTTGGTCTTGATCCCGTCGACGTCGAAGCCGGCCTGCGTCTCGATGAAGACGCCCTCCTGACCCTCGAGGTGCGACAGTTCGATCGTGTCGATCGAGCTGGGATCGGCGACGAGATACCAGCTGTTGTCGGTGATCCGCGGCTCGACGATCAGCTGCAGCTTGCCGGCGAACGGGTTGACGGCGGTGGTCTGGGTCGCCGCGACCGCAGTCAGGAACTGCTCGGCTTCCGTCTGCTTCGCCGGGCCGACAACCAGATAGGTCGGGCGGACGGTGATGAAGCCGCCTTCGGCCGAACGCTGCTGAGCCATGGCGGTGCGGCCGGCTGCGACCGAGGCGACGGTGATTGCCGCGCCAGCGCCGAGGTTGCCGTGCTGCGACGAGAAGAGCGCATAGCCGTCCGCCATGGTCGGGTTGCTGATGACCAGCCCCCAGACGAGATCGCTCTCCAGATCGCGCGCCTTGAACCCGAACTGCGTCGGGATGCGCGAGAAGAGGCGCTTGTCGTCATTGATGACCGCCTGCCGGGTGATGGCGATGATGCGGCCATAGGTCTGCAGCCGGTAGGTCATGCCGGTGTCGGACATGGCGCCGTAGGTGAACTCGGCGTTCTCGCGGACCAGCAGCAGCGAGGGCGCATCGCCCAGGCCGATGATGTTGGTGTCCTTGAAGTCCGGCAGCGTGCCGCGCGAGACGATCGGACCGAAGGTCTGCGGCGCGGCCTCATAAGCGGCCCGCACGCGCTTGCCCGCGGCGCTCGACAGCGCGTTGGCGAAGTCGCTGGTGGTGTGCGCGCCATAGCGCAGGCCGAGCGCGGCACCGGCGATCTCGAGCTTGTTGCCGCCGAACACGCCGATACCGGTGCGCTGGCAGTAATCGCGCGCCATCTCCATCATCGACATGCCGCGGAATTCGCGGGCCGCCGCGGCGTCTGCTTCCGGCACCTGGGCCGACGGATCGGCGCGGAGCACGACTGCGGCTTCGATGGCGCGGCGATAGCCCTCGCTTTCGGTGCCCGAGCGCCCGGCGCGGGCGTCGATGTTCGGCAGAGCGCGGCTTTCGAACAGGCGATCGCTGATCGCGCGCTCGAAATCGACCTCGGTCAGCGGGGTCGCTTCGTTGCGCTCGATGAGCTCGCGCGCGAACGTATCGCCGAGGTCCGGCGCGCGGCCGCAGCGCTCGAAGATGCGCGTGGCGGTGATTACCGGAGCGGAGCGGTTCTCCACGACGGGTGCCGGCGCCGGCGCGGCGACGGGCGGGGTGGCCGGCGCGGGATCAGCCGCCGGCTCGATCACGGGATCGGGCATTTCATTCTCCGGGTTGGGAGCGGCGGCGCCGCGGATGGTGCAGGGGTGATCGCCGCCCTGCGCGGCACTCCGCTGGCGCACCTGCGCCGCGGCATCGAAGGGCACCGTCACGAAAGAGAGCTCGACCGGCTCCCAATCGGTGGCGAGCATGTGGGGATATTCCCCTTCGCGCTCGGTGCGTTGGAATTCGAAGACGTTGTACGAGACGCTCAGCGAGCGGATGTGGCCGTCGATGATCTTGGCGATGGTGTCGGCGACGTCCGGCGTGCGGGCGAGGCGCACGCGGCACAGGCCCTCGCCATTCTCTATTCGGACGCTGCCCGGAACGACCGAGCCGAGGACGCTCGAAAGGCTGTACGTGCTGTGGCTGTCGAGAAGGCAGGCGCCGGCATTGAGGCGGCCGAGGCGCACTGCGCCCGCGTCCATCGAAAGCTCTTCGGTGTAGTATCCACCGTCGAGCCAGTCGAAGCGCAGCCCCGCCGCGCCGATCGACCAGACCACCTCGATCGAATTGTCCTCCTCCTGATAGGAGGCGGGCCGAACGTCTGCGGCGCGAAGCATCGTCGGCGCATTGACGGCGCGCGTCTCCGCGGCCGGGGCGATTGCGGTCATCAGCTGGTTCCTTACGCTGCGCTGTTGGTGGTGCCGGCGGCGGCCTGGGCAGCGGTGAAGGGATCGCCCTTGTAATAGAGCCCCTGATCCTGCTGCTTCTTCAGATCGGCCTGCGTCTCGGCCATGAAGGTGTCGTGATCGATGCCGCGCGAGTTGAGCAGGCTGCGGCGGTTTTCGAGGCCCGCCTGCATCTCGAGGATGTCGGCCTTGGCATCACCTTCGCGATCGATCGACTTCCGCGGGGGCGGGGTCCAGCGCATCTCGTAGGACGGCGCACGCGTCTTCCCGAACTCGTAGGCCGCCTGGCAGAACCAGTCCCACACCCGATCAAGGAACACGGGGATGATGGTGTTGAACTGGCGCTCCTCGTTGGTGGCGTCGAACTCAAGAGCGCCGGCGCGGTAGCTCGAGAAGTTGACGTTCGAGAGATCGCCAGTGACGTGCTCGTAGGTGGCTCCGACACCCGCCGCCGTGGCGAGCAGGTTGATCTTGACCGCATCGTTGAGGCCGCCGGCCGGCTTGGGATCGGCGAACTGGACGTCTTCGCCTGGCGCCAGCGTCGTCATCGTGCCCGGCTCGAAGAATTCAACCGGCGGCAGGTCTTCGCTGCGCGACTGAATCTGCCCGAACGGCTCGTCGACCCAGTCGGGATTGATACGACGGAAGCCGACGAAGCAGGACTCGATCTTGCGGCGAACGAGGTCAGCGTCGAGGGCATCGTCGATGTCCCCGAGCTTCTTCATCACCGGTTCGAATACTGACCGCCCGCGCTTCTGCCCTGCCTCCTCCTGCTCATAGAGGTGGATGACATCCGCGGCCGGTACGCGGAAGGACGGCCGGCTGCGGCGATAGTCCGACCGGGCCGGAAGGAACCAGTAGCCGGTGACGTTGCCATCGGCGTCGTATTCGATGCCGCCCTCGATGTTCTCGGCAATCTTGCTGGTATCGAGCAGGCCGCCGTCGAGGACGTCGATGCGCAGCGGGATGACCGTAGCGTCCTTCACCAGGCGACGGACGATGAAGGCATCGCCCTCACGGAACATCGTGCGGGTGGCGAGCGCCTGCTGCCCGTAGAAGTTCAGGCGACCGCGGAAGTCGCTGACCTTTACCCATCGCGTCCACAGGTCCTGCACGGCTTTCGGCGCCTTGGGAGCACCGGTGATGCCCCAGCCGATCGTGCCGTTGAGCAGGGCCCGGATCGCCTTGCGGCCGTAAGGATTCTGATAGGCAAGCCGCAGCACCGCCGCGCGATCGACGATACGCGCGGGTCGCGCATCGCTCGGGTCACCGGTGTTCACGCCGAACGACGGGTTGTCCTCGCGGAGCCGCTTCATCGTCCCTTCGACGCGGCGTACCTGGCTTAGCTGGACACGTGCGAACGCCCTCTTCGCGGCGTATCTCGGCGCGATCGCGGCGATCGAGCGCTCAAACACGTTCATCAGCGCCGCATCCGGCCGATGGTCGTCCGCCGGCGCGGCTGGGTCTGCGACGCGGCCGCCGATAGCTCCGCCTTCACGTCAGAACGCAACGCGCGCATCTCGTTGAGCGAGTGGAACTCGGTCTTGCGGCCGTCGGCGAAGGTGACAGCGCGCACCCCGGAGAGAATGGCGGCGTCGAGCTTGTCGAGGTCGGATTGCTGGAACGCCATCAGCGCCTCCGTGTCGTAAAGGGGTTCGGCTTGCGGGTCGGCGTCGGCGTGCGCGCAGCTGCAGGGGCCTTGGCAGCGGCAAGCTTGCGGATCTGCGAACCCGTCTTTGGCGGCTCAGGTTTAGGCGGCATGGGCGAGGGCTCCTCGGGAGCATCCATCTCGCCGCGGACCTTCGACCAATGCCGATCCGTCCATCGATCGATACCCAGCGCGTAAGTGATCGACCGGGCGTAGACCGCCATGTCGAGCGCCTCGTTACGATCCCTCGTCTTGTGCCATTCGCGCCGGAAACCGCCGTTGCGCAGCCGCGTCATGCGAAGCTCTTCGGCGACCAGCTGCTTGATCCACTCGTCCGGCGTACCGTCCGGCAGGAAGACGTAACCGTCAGGGTAAGTCTCGCCGTCGACGGGCTTTTCCAGCGCCAGCTGGCCGTATAGCTCGAGCTTGAGCATGGACGTGCCGACGGTCCACAATCGCACGCCACGCTTCACCTTGCGGCCGCGGATTGTCACGTCGACCCAGGTCGGACCGGCGATCGCCTGAGACGCCGCCAGCGTTTCGCGCCCCTTCAGCGCCATGACGAAGCCGGGATGCCGGCGCGCCCAATTATAGACCTCCATGGTGGATTCGCCGTCGCCGGAGTCGATGCCGACCCGTGCGAGCTTCATCCGCCGACCGTCTTCGGACCGCCATTCGCGGGCGATCTGCTTATCGAGCTTCGTCCAGGTGGCCTGATCGGACGCAGTGCCGTCGATCTCGATATGCTCGACCAGAGCGCGCTGTCGGTTTGGCCCGAAGGCCCAGATATCAAGTTCGATGCGACCGCCGCCGCCGCGCTGCACGTCGGCCGCGCCGACCAGCAATCCTGCCCAGGCGGGCGGCGTCTTCAACCGCATCGCCTTCTCCCGGCGATCATAGAGGCGCTGCCATTCCGGCGCCTCGCCGCGCTCCGCCCATGCCTCGCCGAGAACTTGGTTGACGAATGTCCTGAGCAGATTGGGGTCCTTGCGGACCTCCATGAACTCGCGGGCGATCTCCAGCCATGCGGCGCCGGGGTGTTGGCTATAGGCTGCCCAAATATGGAATGAGCGATGGCGCGGAAACTGTGCCGGATTGGCGGCACGCCACTCGCCATTCTCGTCCATCCAAGGCTTCTCAGCCTCGTCGATCTCGCAGCCCTGCTCGCACTGATACCAGGCTCGGGTCGGAATCTCCTTTGGTGCCCAGTGGATGCCGGCGCCGGTGCCGTCGCCGAACACCAGCGTCTGCATATGCCCGCACTTCGGACAAGGAACGTACCGGTATTCCTGGCTGCCCTGCTCGAACAGCTGATCGATCCGGCTGAAGCCCTTGACCTTCGGCGTCGAGCCGGCCGCGCTGAAACGTCGCGGCGATGTCAGGTTGCGCTTGAAGGCCAAGCGGGCCGGGTCGCCCTCTTCCTTCGATGCCCAGGGGTAGCCGTCGCATTCCTCGAGGAACACGTCGTCCGCGGTGACGCGTCGAAACTCCTTTGGGCTGTTCGCGCCTTTGATCTGGATCCAGCCGCCCTTGTAGCGCTTCGCCCTGATCTGGTTGTCCGCATGCCGCGGCTTGAACGTGGCGACGGACCGAACGACCGGCCATTGCAGCACGGGGTCGAGATCGTCGCGGCTGAACTTCTCCGCATCATCGATCGTCGGCTGATAGATGAGCGTCCGCGCCGGGTCGAACTTGATGCGCCATGCGACGAAGCATTGCAGGATCGTCGAGTAGCCGATGCGGCTGCTCTTCCGGACGGACAGCTGCGCGGTCTCGGGATCGGTGAACGCGTCGGCGATGTCCGCTTGAAACGGGAATGGCCGGATACGCGCGCCGTCATCCGACCGTGCGTGCTCGACCATGAACTTCGACAAGGGCGGGCGCTCGCGCGGCTGGCAGGCGGCAAGCCACCCCGCAGCGAGGGCAACGCCGTGCGCGCCGGGTGCGCGGAAAGGCTCAGGCGGCCCCTTCGTCTTCGGGCTCGCCATCGTCAAAGCCCCCGCCCCTCGCCTCCTCAATCCGCGTCATGCTCAGGTCGGTGAGGACGTTGTTGATCTCGGCGTCGATGCGAGCGCGAAGCTTCGTGTCGTTATGGGCGACGCGCGCGCCGACTTGCTGCAACTGGGCAACGATCATGACGATCACGCCGGCACCTGCGGCGACCATATCCGGCAGCGATGCCAACTCGCATCGGCGCTCCGCGTTATCCATAGCCTTAGCGTCGGCCTGCTCTTTAGCGAGCCGAGCCTGCTCCTGCTCTTTGTTCAGCGTGCCGTCTTCGTCGGCGATTTCATATTTGCGGACGCGGTAGGCGACGAATGCCTCAACGTATTCTTTAGCCGTCGCCCCCGGCCGCGGCAGCTCGCCGGCCTGCATCCGATCGCGAACCCAGCTGTCCGACATGCCAACGAGCCATGCGACGTCGGCGCGAGTGAGAGTGACAGCATCAATCGACAAAGTGCCGCCTCCACAATCACGAAAGCCGCAGAAAACAGCCGAAATCTATGTGGAGGCGGCGGCACCATAGGCCATCTCGTGCCTAGCGATCTTTTGGGCCTTTGCCCCCCGTACTGCTTAGATGGCCCGGAAGGACCCGTCGGGTTCGGTCTTTTATCGGTCCGGATCGGCTCAAGTCACACCGCCCCAGTCCGAGTTCGTCTTGAGTGACCGAGTTGGACTGGATCCTGCGATACTCGGAGATACGCTAATCAGAGTGGCAGGTATGCATGCATACCGATGCGTTAATGGCGAACTTTTCGGGTCTTGTAAGGTTCGGCTGCGATCTTCGGTCCATGACCGTCGACGATCTATGGAACGAGGCCCTCGTCTGCCTTCATCGTGCCACGCATAGCGATCACGCCAGTGACGCAGCGCTTCTAAAAGACCGCGCAGCCGAACTGATCAAGGCTGCGGATCTATTCGACCACGGTCCGCGATCCTGGATGAGTGCTGAAAGGTTAAGCTAGCGAGCAGGACGGCGGTCGCTTACGCCATACCGCAGGCCGAACGCTCGACGCATGCGCCTTTGCTCCCACTGCTCAGAGTAGCCGGAGGAATCCAACCGGACCTGTATGACGATCTTGTCGATGGCTTTCGTCGTTAACCATCAAAGGGTCTCGTACGAGGGAGCCGATCTTCGTACGGCAGGTTGAGCCGCCAAGGGGATCATCGTGTCATCGATCATGAACAAGCGCGATTTGGCCGCGAAGCTCGATGCACATCAGTCGGCGGTGTTGCCGATCGTCTCGTGGGGCATTCGGCAGATGCACCGGGAAACCTCAACTGCGTCGCTGACGAGCGAACTCACAGCCAAGCGCATGGAGCTAACCCGCCTCCTCGTCGACTACGCCCTTTTCAAACACCGCGACGTGTTTGCGCCTGCCATTGCGATGGGTGGCGACCAAGCAGTCGAAGGCATGCGTCTCAAGGCTGCCTGCATCGAAATGGGCGAACGGTATCGCGCCTTCATCCGGTCACCTGACAGCGGCCAGCGCATCGACGATTGGTCGTCATACCGATACGAGGCGCTAGCGATGGCGATTGAGCTACACGAGCACTTGGTCAGCGAACGCGTGGCGATCCGGAAGCTGCTTGGTTTGCGATCGAAAGACTTGCCTGTTGAGGAGCTGGCCGTCGAGGAGCCGCTTTTTCACGAGCCTCAGCATCAGGCCGAGCCCGAAGAAGAGGAAGAGATCGACTATATCTAAAGTGGCTGAGCCATGCCGTAGGACAACACCAGAAGCGCCTGCTTCGGTGAGAAGGGACGACGGTGGCCAGCCACTGCAATCGTCACAGGCCGCTTAGGCGGCAAGTTCCGTCGTCTGTACTTCAACCGTTCCGAGTAGCCAAGCCCCGATTTTCAGCCTGACCGCCCCAAATGCGACAAGCACGAACTTACCGTCACCGTTTGCTACAACTTCGCCGGAGAGTCCCGCGCCAGGTCCCTCCGATACTCGCACCGGTTGCCCCACCACGAACGACTTGCGTGTGCCTACTAGCGCCGCACGGCGCCCCCGCTCCTCCACTCTCCGAGCTTCAGCCACTTCGCTATCCGAGATCAGCGGAACACGCCCAAGATGACGGAAGATCGAGAAGTCTGGGTGAGAACTGAAGGGCTGAGTCGCAATCCGAGCGAGATTGGCGAGCTGATGAGCCCGGGCGAACACGAAAGTCGGCATAATCGGCGCGTCATAGGCGATCCGTTCCCGGGCCCGGCCGCGACGCTTGGAAAGTGTTTGCACCGGCGTCCAGACGTCGAGGCCCGCTGCAGCGAGGGACTTAGCCAAGGGTAAGGTCCGCCCGCCGCTAGTGCGAAGGATGCACCAGCGCATACCGTCGCCTTCATGATCCTGGTGCTCGATCCCTGCCATCTTCCCCGCTCGCCCGCCGATGTTGCTGATAAAAAACGATTTCACGCGTTGCGCCGAATGATCGGCAATGCCTAAGGCTCGGCGAGCATATGAAGGGGCTGCCAAGCGCAATGACCGCGAAGTTCGATATCAATCACTACCCGGATGACGGGCTGTTGCTCATCACCATGTCTGGCTTCTTCGAAATCGCTGACATCGAGGCATTTGCCGTTGCGAGAGATGCCGCCCACACGGAACTCAGGTGCGGGCCGAACCAACATTTGACGCTTGTCGACATCACCCAGATGAACATCCAAAAGCAGGAAGCGGTAACCGAATTTCAGCGGATTTTGTCCAACCCCAAGACGGCTTCCAAGCGGATCGCATTCGTCGTTCCACGCTCGTTGGCCAGAGGGCAGATCCAGCGCGCAGCTCAGGGTCGTAATGCCGAATACTTCGAAACGGTCGCTGAGGCCGAGGAATGGCTGATCAGCGGAGTACGAAAATAAGGCGACGGCGTTCTGCCGCCGCAGCTCAGAAGACGGAGCATCACGCCAGCGGCAGGGAAGCGCGAGCTTTGAAAACCTCGCGATCCGGGGCGAGCTGAGCGCCGCTGGCACGTTGAATACGCACAACCGGGGATCGGCTTTACCGAAGCGAAAGAAACGCCGCGCTACAGGCTGCCTGCGCCGCCGGAGAAGACCGATGAAACTAGTCGTAGGCCTACAAACCGAACGCCGTGCCGCTCGTCGCAGTGAGCTCGCTCTGGATGGAACGGTCAGCAACGATGCAGCCCAATCCGCCTCGGTGCTGGTCGAGGAACTCTCAACCAACGGTTTCCTGATGCTTGCGGCAGTACGGCTGAACGTCGGTGACGTGATCCGCGTCAATCTGCCCGGCATTGGTGAGCACGAGGCCGACATCGTCCGCCAGGATGGCGTGCGATTTGGCTGCTCGTTCGTGGTGCCCCTGACAGCCGACGAGCGAGGTGCGGTCATCAAGCACTTCTTCGAAGCGAACGATGAGCGGCAGCATCGGATGCTCAGCGGCTGGCCTCCCGGCACCGAAGCGTTCGCCGCGTAGGAGCGTCCGCCGGTGCCACGCGCCCGTCGATGGCGAGGACACCCACCAATCACGACATCCCAAGGAGACGACCGATGACCTGCTACGTCGTGCTGAGCACCTTCATCGCTGCCAACCTCGCGGTTATCGCCGGAGTGTTGCTGAACCAGCGTGGCATGAGCGACCTGCGTGCGCTCAACCGCGTCGGTGAACGTCGAAGCAAGCCGCGGGACTGACCACAGCAACCGCTGCGCCACCGACCTTCCCGCGACGTTGGATGACGAGCGTGGCCCCTCAACCACCGATCGCCTCCGCCTGCCTGGCACTGACCGGCGGCCCAGGGATCGCCATCCGCCGGTAGCGCTCGGCCGTAGCGTGGCTGACAGCCCGAGCCTCGTCCTCGACGTTGCTCGCCGACGTCATCCGGGCTTCGATCCACGACACAGGCTCAGCCTTGCCCTCAGCGCTGACCAGCGCCTCCCGGACCCATGGCTCGCCTTTCGACTTCCGCCATTTCGCTATCAGCCCCCTCGCCTGCCGCTCCGACACCCCCGCCTTGACCAGCAGGGCGACGCCAGCGTCGAACAGGACCTTGCTCGGATCATCCAAAATCGGCGGCGAAGCGCCCGTAGCGTTAGCTACGGAACTACTTCTCCCTCCTCCATCCTCCATCTGGCGGCACTTTTCCCCACCGGTGGGTAACTGGTTCCCCACCGGTTCCCCACTCGCGTCATCTGAAGTGGGGGTCGGTGGGGAACCGAGTGGTGTTGAAGCGGGTGTCACTTCCGTACCGTCGCGCGTTGAACGAGCCTCAGTACCGACATAGTCCCGAACCGCTTCCGTCTGCGGATAGGTTGAGTTTGGCTTTTTCGGCCGCTGATACTGGCAGAAATTTCGCACAGCGCCGTAGCGCTTGCCGCCAATCTCGTAGCTCATGATGCAATCGGCTGCTTGCAGTTCGGCCAGCAGCTCAGCGGCATCGACGTTGTCCGCCGGCAGCAGCCGCATCTTCAGCTTTAACGGCGACCACTCGAACGAGCCCATGTCGTCGCATTCGGTCCAGATGCCCATGAACACGAGACGAGCGTAGGGCGTGAGACTCACGAAGGCCTCGTCGGTCCAGAGGCCGGGATGAATCGATCGTATGCGAGCCATTATCGTGCCTCCGGATTGCTGTAGAATTCGCTGCCGCGGACGGCAGAGTTGGCGCCGAAGAACCAGCCGACAGCCTTGCCCGTGGGGCCGCTGCGACGCTTCGGGACCAGGAACTCGATCTTGTTGCGCACCGCTTCCATGTCGGTGCGCCACGCCTCGTATTTGCCGCCGAACTGATCCTCGGGCTCGCTACGGCGAAGGTATTCCTCCTCGCGGTAGACGAAGAGGATGACGTCGGCGTCCTGCTCGATCTGGCCGCTGTCGCGCAGGTCCGACGGCATCGGCCGCTTGTCAGGGCGCTTCTCCACCTCACGGCTGAGCTGCGCTACCGCCATCACGGTCAGGCCTTCCGCCTTGGCGAAGGTCTTGAGGCCGATGCTCACCTCGCTGGCATGCTCGTACGGCGACATACCCTTGCGGCTGTGTGCCATCAGCTGGAGGTAATCGACGACGACAAGCTCGAGCTTCTCGCCCTTGGCGGCGAGACGGCGCTTATGGGTGCGCGCCTGGCGGATCAGCTTGGACAGCGTCAGACCGGACGTCTCGTTGATCTCAAGCGGCAGCGCGTCGAAGCGCTGCTTAGCGTCGATCACCGCAGCAAGGTCATGCCCGCGCACCGTGCCATCGCGAACGTCTTCGTAAGGCACCCCTCCCCATGTGGTGAAGGTCATGTCCGCGAGCATGCGGCGGGTGAGTTCGTCGGCGCTCATCTCCAGCGAGAAGATGAGGACGCCATGACCACGCGACGCAGCGCCAATCGAATAGGAGGTGACGAGGCTCGTCTTGCCCATGCCGGGCCGACCGCCAACGACCACGAGGTTGGCCGGTCGCAGCACGCCAATCGCATCGTCGAGCGAGCCGATCATACCGCAACGAACGCCGACGATCGGCTGCCCGAAACTGTCGATCACCGCCTGCGCGTAGGTGCCGACTGGCGCCTGGGTGGTGACGACCTGCTCGGCCAGCTCGGCGACCGCCTCGTCCGCATTCGCAAGCAGCTCTTCTCGGGTGACGCTCAGATCACGCGCCGAGTGAACGACGTCCTGCAGCCCGGCCACCATACGCCGCCGGCTCGACAGCATCGTGATCTGCTCGAAATACGCCTTGGTGCGCGCCCGCGAACCAGCATTGAGCGATGCGGCCGACAGCACAGCGAAAGCCCGTTGCCACTCCGGATCTTCGCCGAAGTGCGGCGCCAGCGTCACCGCATCGACGTTCGATCCCGCCGCCGATTGGTCGAGCATCTGGTCAAAGACGCGCCCATACAGTGGCACCGAAAAGTCGCGGCCGCGCAGACGGTCTGCGATCAGGTCGATCAGGCGATTGTCGTTGATGAGGTCGCCGAGCAGGCCGATCTCGGCCTCGACGTTGGCCAGCGCGATGCCCTGCTCGGCAGCGGCGAACTGCTCCTGGAACGAGCCGCTCATGCGCGGATGCCGCGGAGCTGGTCGTTCCAGTCCTTGTAGCCGTCTGCCGGCCACATGGTGCGCGTCGCAAAGCCACGCTCGAACAGGTCTTCCTCGGCCTGCTCAACCGCAGTGCGTCCGGCGGCATCGTTCTGCCCAGCGATGACAATCGATACAATGCGTGGCGGATAGTCGATGAACGGCATCATAGCGGTGCCGAGCGTGACCCACACCTCTGCGCCCAGCTCCTGCGCGAGACTCAAGCCGTCCTCCGGCCCCTCGGTGAGGATCAACTCATGACCATAGCTGTCGGCGTCGGAATTGATCCGTAGCGCCCCGCCCTTCACGCGGCCGAGGCTGCGCTTCGGCTTCTCCATACGCGCCTTGCGCTTGCCGCCGTCAGCGAGGAACACGCGCTGCAGACCGATCAGTTGGTCATCGCCATCGACGACCGCACCGATGAGCGCCGGCAAGTCGAGACCGCACTGACCGGTATCGTCGTCGTACCAAGCCGGCGTCATAGCGAAGCGGATCGTATGCGGGACTGGCATGATGATGCCGCGGCCACGCAGATAGACCTCCGCCGGTGTACCCGGCGCCGGCACAGCGCGATCCCAGACGTCGCGAGCGCGATCGATCGCGCGTTGACGATCCGCCTCGTCTTCCTGTGCCGCCTTGGCGCGCTGGGCAGGATCGACACCCGGCAGGCTGGCGGCACCGAGCCACCGCATCGCATCCATAAAGCCGATGTTCTCGGTCTTCATGACGTAGCTGACGATGTCGCCGGACGCGTTGCAGCCGAAGCAGTGATACGTGCCCTTGGCATCGTTGAGCTGCATCGACGGCGTCTTCTCGCTATGAAAGGCACACAGCGCCCGCTTCTCGTTCTTGCCAGCGCGGGTCACCTTGCGGGTGCGCGCCACCACGTCGCTGATCTTGTATCGCTGCTTCGCCTCGTCGACTGCGCGACGAAACGCAGCGTCACGCTCGGCACGTGCGACACGATCGACAGGACGACGGCTCATTCGCCCCTGCCCTTCTCTGCCGCGATCATCTCCAGCCACACACAGGTCAGCGCGTTGACTCGGCGGATCAGGGCCTCGTGCGGCAGCAGCTCATGCGTTTCAGTCAGCTGGTCGGCTTCGATCGCAATGACCGCCGGTAGCAGGTTGGCGAGCGTCAGTGCCGCACTTTCGTCACCGGTGCAGATCGCACCGGCATCCGCCCAGCGGCCACCAACCAGCGCGAGAAGCGGATCCGCGAACCGGCCGCCCCACTCGCGGCAGCCAGCCAGGAACGTCGGCAGATCGATCGGCGACGACGTGTTGGCGTAAGCCGCCGCACGATCGTCAGACTTGCCGAGCACCCGTCCCATGTCCGCCCAGGTCGCGGCATCATCAGTCTTGATGCTGGTGAGGATCGCGTTCTGTGCGTCGACCGCGGCTGACGCGGAGAACGTGCGACGGCGTCCGTGGATGTTCGGTGCGGTCATGCGGCAATCCCCGCGGCATGGTGAAAGACAGGAAAGCTCGAGCCGAGGTGCGGATCACCGTGATGGCGCTCGCGAACATGACGGCGGCGATCGTAGATGCGATGCGCGACGCGGAGGTGCCGAACCATGTGGTTCACACCTTCCTCGACACGTTTGACCGGCTGAACGACTTCGCATTGAGCGGCCCGCCAGCAGTGATCATGGGTGAGATGATCGCGATTGTGCGTACCACGGTGCCGCACAATGACTGACGCTGCGAACCTTTCGGCGATAAAGGGCCGACGCCACGGATGTTGGACGCGCCGGGCTGTGGGGGTATCGTGGCGCCAGCGAGACTCACGTGAGGGAGAACCGGCATGGCACGAGGTGACTACGAAGGGAGCGGCGAGGCCTTTCTTGGCGCGACCTCCCTGGGACGCTTGGAATGGCGCCTGCACGGCTTCGAAAACCATCGTATGCGTAAGGCGGATGGTAGTGCCAATTTTGAAGACGGCGTACCTCCCGATTGTATCGGACGTCAGCTTCGGATCGTGCCTGAAGACGGTGGTAAAGCGTTCACGCTGGTCGTCACCGCAGCCGGAACCAGCGGCGTTACCGTTGCTTCCGATGGCGAAATGCCTTGGTGGAACTAAGGTAGCCTCATGCTCGACCCCGATATGCCCCTGCGCGCCGCCGCCGGCAGCGACACCGCCGTTGCGTTCGCGTTGTTCGAGCACATCGCAGCCAAGGACCCCGGCTCCGTGGCAACCAAGGACGACGCTATTGCTGTCTTCCGTGAATGTATGGAGGCGGTTGGGCATCGGGCTGAGGGCGTCAGTCATGAGCCGCGGCCGATCCGATTGGGGACGGACTGATCTACCGGCGTGGTACCAAACGGTTCCAAATCGGGGTCATCACCATCCCCCGGCCACCAAATCATATCCCCCGCATTCAAAGATAGGCCGAGTTTTGCCGCCGCGTTTAAAACCTCTGCCTGACGCTTGGCAGGAATGCGGCCGCGCCTCCACCAGCCTTGCACGGTGGTGTGGTTCCGATGATGGAGCAGCTTCGACATCGGTCGTATGCCGCCAAAGCGTGCGATAATGCGGTGGGACATAACAACCGTGTACGCCATTAGCGTACAGCTAGCAAGCGGGGTCTAAATGCCGACGATTGGTGAAACGCTTGTAGCACTCCGGGAGCGGAGCGGGCTTACGCTTGAAGACGTAGCTCGAAACGCTGATTATCGCGGACGCTCCTCTGTACAGAAGTTTTTTACCGCTGAGTACGATCCTGAATTTCTAGATGTGTCTGTTGCCCGACGCTTGGCGAAGGCCATGGTCGGACACGGTCGACCTCCTATTGACGCAGACGAGATCATGGACTTAGCGGCCAACGAGCCGGGCGCTTCGCGCAAGGTCGGGGCTGACGTTAAATCCAATATCATCAGAGACGTAGCTATTTATCTAGCCAGTGAACGAATGCCTTACATGCCGGAACTTGGGATACCGGAGGAAGTTCCGTTGGTACTCATCGAGCTTGATACGCCCGTAGCATATGCGTGGCATCCGCCCGCACTTATCGAGCAGAAGGCCTTTTACGGGCTGCTACTGACAGGCCCAGACTTCGAACCGAGGTATCGAACTGGAGAGCATGTCATTATAGACAACTTTCATCCCGCAAAATTGGGTGACGACGTATGTCTATACCTTACTGACGACGAAACCAGCAAAGATGGTGTTATCGTCGTCACTCTAGCAACGGTCGAGCGGCGGACTTCGTCCGAAATATACCTTCGGTCTCTTGACGGTGTGCGGAGCTTTTCATTGCCGTCCAGACCCTCATACAAAATGCACCGCTTGGTCTCGGCTGGAGAAGCGCTTGTAGGCCGCTAACGTACAAATGTTTTGACTGCCGTACGCTTTAAGCGTACCAGGCTTGCATCAGCCGATCGCCTTTTGGCCTCGAAACTGATCGCAGGCCAGTAAAGCACGCTCTCCTCGGAAGCCTCTGTCGCACTCCTGCGCCACCCGTGGGAGACAGCACATGGCCAGCCAGCCGACCTTTGCCCCGTACATGCCGCTGCGACATGCAGCGCCGAATCCAAACATCCGCATCGCCTACATCGCGGGTGATGCAACGATCGCCGTCCATCGCGGGATGGCAGCCGAACCTGCCGCCAAGCGCGAGAGCACGTTGGAAGAGCTGGCCATCGCCGGACTCACCGAAGAACTGATCGCCGCCGGCCGTGAGCTGTTGTCGCCAGCCATGTACGCCGCCTTCCTGCGCTGGGGTGAGGTCGCATCGCACTTCAGCACCGATCACCAGGGTGACGAGGAAGGCACCCGCCGTTGCAAGCTTACGTCGAATGCCCTTTCGGCAGTCACCGCAATCACCCCTGCCAACCAGCACGACATGGCGCTGAAGATGTACCTCGCCGCGAATGAGGCGGCCGACTGCGCGGCATTCTCAGCCCTCTCGCTGGCGGACAAGGCGATGGGCAACATCGCTCCCGACCTAATCGAGAGCCTCGCGCGCGACCTGCCAATGCAGTCGCCGGTAATTGCCTGCCTGGAGGAATTGGGGAAACTCGCCTGGACCGGGTCGGGCGAACCGGCCTTTTCCCTGTCGCTGCCAATTGGCGCCATCATTACCAGTGCGTTCAGCGCAGCTCGCGGCGAGTTGAGCGAGACCGCTCCCGCTCAGCCGCGCCTGCCGGATGTGCTGGACGGCTACGCGCCTTACATGCGCGGGCCGCTAATCGCGTGGCAAAAGGCATATGCCATTTACGAGGCGGCAACGGCTGAGTTCAAGGCTCACGATCGGGAGTCGTACACACCGGCGAACGAGCACTACCTAGCTCTCACCAATCAGCGCTCAAAGCGGACCGGCGAAGCTGAGTTCGACGCTGCTTTGGCCGACGCCGAGGCGAAGGTTGATGAGGCTCAGGATAGGTTCGACGAACTGCTCGATCATCAACAGCTTGCCATCGGGGCCTTGTACAGCATCCCGGCACCGAGCCCGGCAGAATTGGCGATCAAGCTGAGCGTCTTCGACCAACAGAGCGGTTGGGAGTTGAACAACGTCCGGGACGTCGTCGAGCGCATCACTAGCGATGCTCGCCGTTTCGGCGGCCATGGCGCCTTCCTTCAGCCTGATGCCGCACTGCGGACCGCCTTCCATCGGCGCGCTGCCGAGGCGGCATACTGGCTGTCGGATGATCGCCCTGCGGCGACTGACGAGATCGAGGAGCAATCGAACGCCATCGTCGTCGAAGCTGAAGCGGTGCTGTTCGGCACGGCAGCGATGACCGTCGAGGGCGTCATCGCGAAGCTTCGAACCCTTTACCCCCACATCAGCCAGGACGCCTTCGCAGAGCATGCCGTGACAAATCCGCAGCATGCGGACTTCCGCGCCGGCCTGAAGGTCGCCGATGCCAACGACCAGGTCCTGTGGGCTTGTATCGAGGATCTCGCCCGGATCAGCGGCGTCAACCTAGCGGAGCAGGGCGCATGATCGGCGGTGGCACGACGATCGCCCACCGCCGCCATAGGTCAGTCGGTTTCGCTGGTACCGCTGCCGTCGTTGGTAGTCTTCGGATCACCTTCGTCGAGCGACGGCGGGGCGTCATGGGTATCAGTCTTGCTGATGGCCTGCTCGTACGCAGCGCCCTCATCCGCAATACCGGCTTCGACCGACTTGTCGGCGATGTCCTTGGAATTGCTCGCGCTGCTCGTGTTCTCGTCGGCCATGTCACTCTCCTGTGCGGATCGGGACAGCCTCAACGCGCGGTAAACCATTCCAGCTACCGGAGGTTCGCATGATCGGCATGTTCGACATGGATTGGCAAAACTCGGTGCCGCTCTCCAAGATCGAGAGGATCGCGCACACGGGCACCGATAAGCACGGCCAGCCTCAGTACCGCATATTCATGGATGGCGGCGGAAGCGGGGAGCTCAGCGGGTTCGCTTACACGCGGATCGCATCGACACCGCTGCAGCTCGTCCCTGCAAACCCGGGTATAGAGGCGTTGATGGTCGATGTCGACGGCGACGAGACCTATGTGAACCGGTCGCCGGTTATCGCATGGGCGCGGTGCTTTGATGGTTCGGTTCGCATCGTCACTCCCGCTGGCGTCGACGACGGCCACATGTGGAAGGAAGGCCAGGGCTATGTCCTGATGCCCGACGGCTCCGTGCATTCAGTCGGCGAGTACCTCGACGTCATCCGCTTCGATAATCTGGACGCCTACGTTGCGTACGAAGTCGACCAGCATCGGGTGCGGGCTGAAGCGCGTACGCTCGCGGAGCAGGAGGCATGAACGGCCTGTTTGAAGCGGCCGATCAGGTCGGTGGGTATACGACGGGCCAGTTCCCGCTCGCAGACATCGAGTCGATCAGCACGTGCGCTCCGCGCAAGGGCGTAACTGGCGAATGGTGGGTGGTACGTCGACGAGGCAACCTCGACAGCGTCTATCTGTCTGAGACGATGTGGCAGAGCCTCATGCGCCGGCCGATGCAGCTCATGCCTGTCGATCCGACATATTCCATCATTCGGTTCGGCTGCGATGGCGAAGGCGCCTGGACCATGAGCGAGCAGATCCTGGCTTGGGCTCTGTGCTGGGACGGCGAAATGCGGCCTGTCACTCGTGATGGCGTCGACGCAGGCCTACCGTTCTGGGACCCCGTGTACATCCGCATGCCGGACGGGACGCTTGATGCCGGGCCGCACTGCGATCGGATCGATAGTCTCGAGGAAGCGATGGCGTTGGCTCGCCGGGAATGGGACGCCAAGCAGCCGCGCGAGGTGCAGGCATGACCTGCGCCCGCTGCACGCACTTCAGCGCCAAGGCCGCGTCTGACGCCACCATCCAGCCGATGAAGGAAGACCTCAGCGCTGTCGGCGTCTGCCGTCGCTACCCGCCTCAGATGACGAAGCGCGGCGACGCCTTCCTCACCTCGATCTTCCCCAACGTGCACCGCGAGAACGCTTGCGGTGAATTCGAGGACAGGATGCCGCTATGCTGATGGGATGCGTAGGTCGTAACTGCGGCTCCTGCACCTGGTGGGAGCGTCAGGGCCCCCAGCTGTCAAAAGCCACGCGTGATCCGTCAGCGGCCGCGGATACCGGAACGTGTCAGGCACACGCGCCGGTTGTCATTCAGGGCTACGGCACCTTCCCCGTGTCCATGTTCCCGGTAACGCACGAGACGCGTTGCTGCGGCGAATGGCAGGGGATCGGCAGCAACGGGCCCGACGGTGGCGAGACAGTTATCCCGTTTCCAACCTCCACGAGGATTGCTGCATGACGCCCCTGCCCCCGTTCGTCTGCGAGGTGGTGAAGGTCCACGATGGCGACGGCCCGCTGTGGTGTCGATCGGGCGAAAAGGTACGCGTTGCTGGCATCCAGGCGCCCGACTTCGAACACGCTGAGCCTTGCCGTCGTCCTGCCGCTTGGCGCGCAACGTACACGTGTGACGACGTAGCAGCTCGCCGCAGCCAGCAGATCGTCAGCCGCCTAACGCTGAATCAGCGGCTCGTCTGTCAGGCCATGGGCACAAGCTACAAGAGGGTGGTCGCACGTTGCACCTTACCCGACGGTCGTAGTCTTTCCTGCGCCACGATCGCGGCCGGCGCCGCCGTTCGATGGGACAGCTACTGGCGCCGCTACAAGATGGGAGAGTGTCGATGACTGGGGAGCAGCGTAACCGTCTTGTCCGGCTGCCGGAGGTAAAGGATCGTACCGGGCTGTCGCGTACGTCGATCTACCGAAAGATGGAGGCGGGCGAGTTTCCGCTCGCGATCAAGCTCAGCACCAACGCAGTGGCCTGGCGGGAGACGGAACTGGAGCAGTGGATTGCAGCGCCGATGGAATGGCGAGCGGCGGCTTAGGTGCCAACTTGAGAAATTGCGCAAGTTAGAGATTGCCAGTTGAGTAGGACTCGCGTATCGCTATGGGCGCGCCATGGACATTAACTCACCTGAGATTCGTACACCCGGTCAGCTGATCGAAGCGCTGCTGGATGAACGTGGTTGGAACAAGCGCACACTTGCGGTTGTGCTTGGCGTAGACGAAGCAACCGTCAATCGGTGGATTTCCGACAAACAAGCGGTGAACGCCAACATTGCCATTTCCCTTGAAGAGGTTCTTGAGGCCCCGGCCGAGCGTTTCCTTGAACTGCAAAGAGGCTTTGACCTAGCAAAGGCACGCTTTGCACAACGTCCGGATCCCAGCAGACGCACAAGAGCACAGTTGTTCGGGTCATTGCCAATTGCGGCGATGATTAAGCGGGGCTGGATTGATGCTGGCGACGTTCGAGACATTGATGCCGTTGAAAGGGGGCTTACAAAGTTTTTCGGCGTGGAAGCCGTTGAGCAGATAGAGGTTATGCCTCACGCTGCGCGAAAAACCGAGGTGAATCGGGATGCTACGCCCACGCAAATTGCGTGGCTTAACCGAGTACGTTCGATTGCCGATGAATTGATCGTGCCTACGTTTAGCAACGCGTTGCTCGATCGAGCCTTAATTAAGCTTCACCAACTTACAGTCGCACCAGAAGAAACTCGCAACGTTCCCCGCGTATTGGCGGAGTGCGGCATTAGGTTTGTCATAGTGGAGGCCCTGCCGTCTGCGAAAATTGATGGCGTTTGTTTCTGGCTCGATGACAAATCTCCGGTCGTCGGCCTGTCGATGCGTCATGACAGGATAGACAATTTTTGGTTCGTTCTACGGCATGAACTAGAGCATGTGCGACTCGGCCACGGCAAATTAGCCATGATACTGGACGACCTCGAAGGCGAACGAGGTGGTGTTGGTCCGGGCGTACCAGAAGAAGAACGCCTAGCTAACAAGGCAGCTCAGGAATTTTGTGTTCCCTCCGGTAAAATGGACAGCTTCGTTACGCGCAAGTCTCCGTTTTTTTCAGAACGGGATTTGACGGCATTTGCGAAATTGCTTGGTGTACATCCTGGCATCGTTGCTGGACAGCTCCAGCATCGTACAGGGCGATACGATCGGTTCCGTCAACATCTCGCAAACGTACGTACCCACGTCAGGGCTGGCGCTGCAGTCGATGGATGGGGCGATATTTATCCGATAGGGGAGTAGCTCAATATGTCTAAAGCAGCTGAACGGCAGAAGTTTATCCGGTTTTGGCAAGAAACTACCGGCAAAGACGAGATTGACCTGAACGAGGTTGCAGACCTTGCTCTACGCATGGGCTGGGACGCTCCGCCACCCGTCTCGCCTCGTGAACGCCTTGCCAAACAGTTTAAGGATGCAGCTCGGCAGGACGTTCGACACGACCGAAAGACGGGGCGGCCGTACCGCGGATATCACGCGGTTCCCGGCCACACCGCAGACGGACAACTTGTCTTCTCCTATATTGATATCGATAACCCGAGAACGAAACCTCAAAGCTTTCGAAAAGCTTGCGTCACCCGCCGCGAACAGTCTGTGGGCGACATGTATCAGCTGTTTTTGGATCAGGCTCATTGGAACGAGACGAGGCCTGAAGATCAGCAGGTAGAAATACTGCCAGCAGATCTCGGCTTTGATATCGAACTGCGCTTGGCTGCCGATGATGAAAGGCCTGAAGCAGCTTAGAGACCAAGAAGACCTAGGTAGGAACAAACGTTTCTCTGTGCGACAGCAAGTCCGCCCACTCCTGCGCAATCTCCCGCCGCCTCGGCATGTAAGCCGCGCGGTTGTACGCCATCTCCGACCCCGACTCCCCCTTCGGTCGGTGCGCTAGCATAGCGTCAATGATCGCACGATCATCAGGCCGGCGCTGCTCGACGGCGCGCTCGTTCATGATTGTCGAGAAGGTCGACCGCCAGCCATGTGGCACGTGCCGGCCGCTGTAGCCATTGCGCGAGTACATATAGCCCAGCGTGTTCTCGCTCATCGGCTGGCGCGTCGACCGCACGCTGTGGAAGACATAGGGGAAGCGGCCGGTTAGCCGTCGGGCCTCGTGCAGTACCTCCACAGCCTGCCAGGATAGCGGCACGACGTGCTCGAACGCCTCGTCAGCCTTGTTCTCCATCGCCAGCTTCATCCGTGCCGCCGGAATGCGCCATAGGGCCTCCGGTGCCGGCGCATCAGGCTCAGACCAGTCGATCCCCTCGAATTCCTTCCAGGGCACCGCACGCAGGATGCCCGGACGAACAGCTGTCAGGGCCAGCAGCTTCGACGCGAGCTTGGTCATTGGACCCGAGGTGGACGCCTCCATATCGGCGAGCAGCTGACGAGCTGCGACGAGATCCTTCAACGCTGGCTGCTTGCCACCCGTCGGCGTCGGCTTCAACGCCTTCTTGATCCCGACGGACGGATCGCCCGTAACGAGCCCTTCAGCCATCCCGTAGCCGAACACACCCGACACATGCTGGCGGAGGCGCTTGGCGGTGTCGATCGCGCCCCGAGCCTCGACCTTTCGGAGCATCCGCAGGATCATCGGCCCATCTACGTCCAGGAGCGGCAGAGAGCCGATCTCAGGGAAGATATCGCGTTCGAGGGCCTGGATGACCTTCTTGCGCTGCACAGGCGACCAGCGGGGGCATTGCGCCTCGTACCAGCGCCTCGCCACGACCTCGAAGGTCGCGCCGGCAGATGCATACGCTCGCATCGCGCGCTTACGCTTCTCGATCGATGGATCCTGGTTGTTGCGCAGCTCGGCGCGAGCCTCGTCCCGCCGCTCACGTGCCTCCTTCAGCGACACCTCGGGGTACCCGCCGAACGTCAGCACCTTCTCCTTGGCGCCGAATCGGTATTTGAAGCGCCAGGATTTGAAGCCTTTGGTGGTGACGAAGAGGTACAAACCACTTCCATCAGCCAGTTTGTAGTCCTTCTCAGCGGCTGCGGCTTTGCGCGCCTGCATGTCGGTTAGTGCCAC